CAGTGGTATGATGCCACCACAGATACAGATTATTATATTATTGGTGGTTATGTTATCTCTGGTTACAGCTTTTTAAAACTAGATGGAAGCTACTTGACATTGAATGCTGGTGACCACATTAGCTTCACACCAGAGGCAGGCTCCACTATGGATGCCACCCTCACTGTTGAAGAATATTATGACCCTACATCTAATCAATAAAGAGAGACAATATGGCAAAGAGAGAATTAAACGAACAGCAACAGAAGTTCATTGAGGTACTTTTCGGGGAAGCTGGAGGCAACCCTGCAAAGGCACGTAAGCTTGCTGGCTACAGCGAAGGCTACGCCACTAAGCTAATCATGGACACGTTGAAGGCAGAGATCATTGAAGCCACTCAGCTGTACATTGCAACCAACGCTCCTAGAGCGGCAATGGCAGTTGTTAGTGGGTTGATTGACCCAACAGAGCTTGGCATCAAAGAGAAGCTTAACGCTGCTAAAGATCTGTTAGATCGTGCAGGTGTTGTTAAGACAGAGAAGATGGAGATTCAGGCCAGCAACGGCATCATGATTCTCCCAGCAAAAGATGCAGCAGAATGAAAGAGACTTCGGTACTTGGATATTGCCTCAGCCTCTTGAGAAAGATGTATGGGTATCTATTCCTAAGCCCATCAACTACGTGGTTGCACCGTTTGGATACGAAGAGGACCCAGACGATGAGGGAGTATGGAAGCCGATCCCGCTGGAGCTAGACTTTCTAGAGCAGGCAAAGAAGCATTTAAAGAAATACAGCGCCAGACAGGTTGCAGCTTGGTTAACAACAAGAACAGGCAGGAGCATCACCTACACGGGGTTATTAAAAAGGGTAAGAAGTGAGCAGTCCTATAAGAGCAAAGCTAGATACTACAGGGAGCTTGCCCGAAGGCTCACGAAAGCGCTCGACAAGATCGAAGAGTACGAAGAAAAAACAAAGCGCAAAGAAACCAACCCCTTCTTCCGCAGCGATCATTACGTCGCCCTCAGAGAACGGGCAGCTACAGAGCTTAATAGCCCCTCCCACTGAGAATGTTATCTTTGCTCCCAACCCCGGACCGCAGACAGCGTTTCTGGCGGCGGCAGATAGGGAGGTTTTGTACGGTGGAGCTGCTGGTGGAGGTAAATCCTACGCAATGTTGGCAGATCCTTTGCGGTATTTGCCCCACCCACAGTTCTCTGGGCTGCTTTTGCGCCACACCACAGAGGAATTACGGGAACTTATTTGGAAAAGCCAAGAGCTATACCCTAAAATCTACCCCGGCATCAAGTGGAGTGAGCGAAAGATGCAGTGGGAAGCCCCAAGTGGGGGTAGATTGTGGATGTCCTACCTAGATAGGGACGAAGATGTCTTAAGATATCAAGGACTTTCCTTCAGTTGGATAGGATTTGACGAGCTTACGCAGTGGGCAACGCCTTTTGCGTGGAATTATATGCGTTCACGCTTGCGTAGCACGGCACCAGACCTGCCTGTGTACATGAGAGCGTCAACAAACCCCGGTAACAAGGGGCATTCGTGGGTTAAGAAGACCTTTATTGACCCTTCGCCAGCAGGTAAGTCCTTCTGGGCCACGGATACAGAGACAGGGGAGGTGATGACCTACCCTACAGGACACAGTAAAGAGGGAGACCCCCTATTTAAACGCAGGTTTATACCAGCAAAACTGGTGGACAACCCGCATCTGGCACAGACGGGCGACTATGAGACGATGTTGCTGTCATTACCAGAGCATCAGCGCAAGCAATTGCTTGATGGTAACTGGGATGTTGCAGAAGGTGCAGCATTCTCTGAGTTTAACAGGGCGATACACGTTGTAGAACCCTATGCCATCCCAAGAGATTGGGTACGTTTTAGGGCTTGTGATTATGGTTATGGAAGTTTCTCCGCTGTTATTTGGTTTGCTGTTGCCCCTGATGAGTCCATCGTTGTATACCGTGAACTTTATGTTACTAAGGTATTGGCAGAAGATTTAGCCGATATGGTACTGGAAATGGAAGACAATGAACCGATTCGTTACGGTGTGTTGGATAGTAGCTGCTGGCATAAGCGAGGCGACACTGGTCCTTCTATTGCTGAACGTATGATTATGAAGGGGTGCCGCTGGCGTCCTTCTGATCGTAGCGCTGGTAGCCGTGTGGCTGGTAAGAACGAGGTGCATCGTCGCTTGCAGATTGATCCATTCACCGAAGAACCCCGCATGACAATCTTTAGCAGCTGCACTCAGCTTATTGCTGACTTGCCTTCGCTACCAATTGATAAAACAAACGTAGAAGACGTAGACACTAAGGTTAAGAATGACCACACCTACGATGCTTTGCGTTATGGTTTGATGTCTCGTCCACGTAGCGCAAGTATATTTGACTATAACGCACAATCACAGCGTGTGTATCAACCAACGGATAAAACTTTTGGTTATTAATTATTTATGGTATAACTGAATTATGAAAAAATCTGAAACTCCTATTATGGATGACAAAGCTGTAGGACTCCCTGACAGCAAGGATGTTTACGAAGATGCCTTACAGGCGGGGGGTTTAATTTCTTTCTTAGAAGAACGCTTTAGCCGTGCTGAAGATGCTCGTCGCTTTGATGAAGAGCGTTGGCTTCGTGCATACCGAAACTATCGTGGCATCTACGGACCAGATGTGCAGTTTACTGAGGCAGAGAAGAGTCGTGTCTTTATTAAAGTTACAAAGACTAAGACTCTAGCTGCGTATGGTCAGATTACTGATGTGCTGTTTGCTAACAACACGTTCCCTTTATCTATTGAACCCACCATACTGCCAGAGGGTGTTGCTGAAAGCGTACACGTTGAGGCTGACCCTAAGATGGCAGATATGCCAGAAGAACAATCTTCATTGTTTGGTTTTAAAGGTGATGGTAAAGACTTTCCTAAAGGGGCCACTGCTAATACATTAGCTGATATGCTTGGTCCTTTGAAAGAGAAGCTTGCTGAGCTAGACGTTAAAGCAGGTGCAGGCGTAACACCAACTTCAGTCACTTTCCACCCGGCGATGGTTGCTGCGAAGAAGATGCAGAAGAAGATCATGGACCAGCTTGACGAGAGCAACGCCAACAAGCAACTACGATCTGCTGCTTTTGAGATGGCGCTATTTGGTACTGGGATCATGAAGGGTCCTTTTGCTGTTGATAAAGAATATGCTAACTGGGACAGTGAAGGTAACTATAACCCCACCATCAAGACAATGCCACAAACTTCGCATGTAAGTGTGTGGAACGCCTACCCAGACCCCGACGCTAGCAACGCTGATGAGATGCAGTATTTCATTGAGCGGCATAAGATGAGCAGTTCACAACTACGTGGACTGAAGAAGCGTCCTATGTTTCGCAGCAACGTCATTGACATGGTTGTTGAAAATGGTCCTGACTACAGTAAGAAGTATTGGGAAGATAATTTAAGCGATTATCAAACAGAAACAGGTATTGAGCGTTTTGAAGTGTTGGAATATTGGGGTGTTGTTGACGTTGAACTTTTAGAAAAGAATGACATCACAATTCCAAAAGAACTAGCTGACATGCCAGAGCTGCAGGCTAACATCTGGTTTACTGGTGGTAAGATTATCCGTCTTGTTTTAAATCCGTTTAAGCCCGTCAGGATTCCGTATTATGCTGTTCCATATGAACTAAACCCCTACTCCTTTTTTGGTGTCGGTATCGCCGAGAACATGGATGATACCCAAACTCTTATGAATGGGTTTATGCGTCTGTCGGTGGATAATGCGGTCCTGTCGGGCAATCTTGTGTTTGAGGTTGATGAAACAAACCTTGTC